CATAATAAATTATAAAGCTGGTTTTGACTAGCACCATGTGCAAAGACAACGAAGTGGTTTGCTTCACCTAAGAACAACCTAGTGCGTTTATAATCTGTAAGTAAATGACTACTCACCAAAATAGATGAACCGTTATGTCTTCCCATTGTAGCAATCATATCAATAACGGATTGGATCCTGTTGTGTATCTCTTTATTTGAACGTTCATATCCTTCTACGTCATCAACGATTGTTAAACTGTTCTCAAAGTCGTGGACTGTTTGTTCCCCTTCGAGAAATGATTCTGGTTTTATTCTATTGAATACCTTTGATATTTTATCGATCGTTGGATCTTCTTCTAGATATGATATAAAGTTAATAGGGTTGTCTGGATGGAGTTCGTGATATCGTATTGCAAAGTTACGAGCTATGTGACTTTTACCACTCCCTGATTTACCACCAACCATGATCACATCCCGTGCACCTTCAACATGTGTAGGTTCTATTGCAATTTTAAATCCTTCTGGACATTGAAATGGTGATTCATTGTCTTGTTTCTCATCCAATACAACAAGATGTCCATCAAATTTACCTTTACCGTGAATAACAGCTATAGCAGCACCTTCATCAATCTCTTTATCATTTTTTACAACTGAAAACACAGACATTATGATTTCAGACCATGTATTTCTAAATACAGTTATGTCGGCAAACTCGTTAACGGATGCTTCTAAGATGAGCTATATGAAACATCTTCGTCAAGTAAAGAAGAACATACCTCATCCTTTGAATGCTTCATACTACAATATGATTTTACACCCAAAGCAGGTGATGAATGAAGTGACTAGATTAATACGAGAAAATAAAGTTTCATTAAATACAGGTAAAGCTCATATTGTATCTTTGGCTATGCTTATTAAACGGGCAAATGAAAACAATCTGACGACTGAGGCAATGCAGTCTGTTCATAAAGATTGGATTGATAATGTAAATAAAATTAATGGGAGGGTTCTTTCAACTATTGAAGATAACAAACTATCTAAACGTGAGAAGGACGGGTGGGTTGATTATAATGAATGGAAAGATTTAGAGAAGAAGTTAAGGTCGTCTGAAGAGGGTAGTCAATCACATTTATTGGTAGCGTTTCATGCTTTAATTACACCACCACGTGGGGGTGACTTAGCAGATGTAAAGATAGTTTCTAGTAATGACTCCTACACTAAAAAGAATAAAAGCTTTATACTCTGGGATGGTATAACAAAACCTTCTTATATCGTAATCAGAGAACATAAAACCAATAAGAAATGGCCTTCATTAAAACAAGAATTACCACAAAGTCTCGCAAAAAGTCTCGAAGTCTCTTTAGAACAATATCCACGTCAGTATTTATTTGAGAGTGATGGAAAGCCATACAAGAGGGGTATATTTATCAACTGGAAAAATCGAGAATTTAAACGTCTATTTGGAAAGCCTGTAACAACTAATATAGCAAGACATGCGTTTGTAAACCATCAAGAATCTAAACCTAGATCTATTAAAGATAAACGAGTAGAAGCGGAAATGATGGGACATTCACTTAGTACACATAATGAATATAGAAAGTTGAATTAAGCAATCATACTTCCCAATGTGCGTCCATATTTACGCGGGCGTTCATCCATTGAAGCGGTAGATGAAGCTGGCATGAATCTAGGAACAGCCATTGTATTTGTCATTCCAGCGCTAGTTCTCATTCCACTTCCACCTACCAATCGTTGAAGTTGTGTTGCAGTGACTGATGTAGATGCGGAAACAGATTCTACGTCTACTGTATTCAAAATTGTCTTTCGGATAGCACTACTACCCTTACAAGATTCAAAAAATCCAGAATTAACAGCCATGATTGTAACAGCTACATTTGCACTTGATCCAACCTGATCGAGCCAACTAAAAAATCCATTAGTATTATCAAGAGTTAAATTAACCTGAACACTGTAATTTCCAAGTGTTCCTGGTGCTAGACCGGATGATAGAGGAATATCCTGACCCATACGCAACAAGACAGGCGATCCTGTTAACTGTTTATAAGGAGAAGTCTGAACTACTTGATCGAAAAATTTCTGAGTTGAGAGATTTGATGAAACTCTAGGAATGAATGTACCAGTATTTGAATTTGCATATCCACGAAACTGTGAAAAATCCATATCAAGACCAGCAGCAACTGAACATGCATAAAGATCTTCTTGTGAGTAATTTGAACATAAGTTTGAATAGTTATCAAAATTCACAGAGACTTGAGAAATTGGAATATATGCATCAGCTTGTGTTTGTCCTCTAAAAGCGGCTTTTGCAAAAACGACCAATACATCTGGAATTGAAGACAATGTGATTGTATTTGTAAATACGCTCACCTTTCCAGCAGTTCCAAAAGAAGCAGAGGATGTAGATGTGTATCGTGGAAACTCTACATATGGAACACATGAAACTAGAGGAAGAGGTGTGTTAGGAGGTGGTGTGAGGAATGTACAAAATACACGAGGTGATATCCATGGTCCGTTTTGAGTAGCTAAGGATGTTGCAGGTGGTAGTAGTTTAGTATTACCATACAAACCAAAAATACCACCCTGTCGTGTCATATAAGAGTAGCTATTTAAACTATTTGAAAGACGATCAAAATAGCCAATAAATGGAACACTTGCGGTACTTGCAGCGGGTGCACCATTAGCAACAGGTGATTGAGAGGTAGGTAGTGTGTCATATGCAACTGATGCACCTGGGGTATTCAAATTCATTGAAACTGTCATGTTTGTAATGCCATACAAACCAACTTCTGACATCTGTTTTGAATCTTGCCATAAGAAAGGACTAATTGCAAGTGGTTCAACAGTATTAAGTTGGTACATAATTGGAAGCGGTTTTGAGAAATCTGTTGCTCCATATGTAGTATATCCAGGGACTGCCTGTGAACCAGGTGGTAAAGTAACATTCATCAACGCGCTTAAAGCAGGGATAATTGCTGGTCTCCAATTAATAACAGGGACATAAACTCCGTTAAATACATATTGTCCAAATCGTGGAAGCGCTTTACCATCATTAGGATTTAAAAATGTAATAGGCCATGAACCGTTTGGAATGTCACTATCTCGAGCACCATCATATCCTTGACTATTTCCATTTTCTGCAAGTGCATCATCTCGGGTATATGCATAAATATCAAATTTACTTGGACATGTTCTCTGTTGAATAGAGTCACGAGTTTGGGCAAGTAAAAGTTGTTCTTTCAATGTATCACCGACTAAACTAATTGAACAATCGTTGACTGTAACCGTCATAGAAGTAGCAAGAGATTGAACTGGAAACATAGTAGGGTATAAATCCTGTGGAATTCCAATAGGTTGATAGATAAATCCAGAGGATACAGTATAACCTGCCACAGGGGTTGATCCATTAAATGCAGGTTCACCAGCTGTAGTTAATACTGGTGTTCCTTGACCTATAAATGATCCAGGTTCTAATTCATATCCTGTATTAGTACAAAATGTAATAGGAGGGGGGTTTCCTGTCTGGTCTGCAGTTTGAGATGTTGTTGGTAAAAATGGGATTTGAGATGCTCTGTTAATTGATGACTTATCATTTGAGACTGGTGCTACACAAACCTTGCCTGTTGGATATTGAGCAACTACTGTAGAATCTGATGGTGGTCTAACCACTACAATTGATTGAGATGGTACTACTTCACTGTAAACAGTTACACCTGTATTCAATTCAATCTTTCTATCAATAAATACATTTAATGACGGAACAAGAATCTGAAACGAAAGCTGACTTGGTGTAGCAGACGTTGCTTGGAATTGTGCAGTGCTTACAGAAAGTGCACCTTGTTGAACAGCATAACGTGCTGGTTCTTGGATAATACGAGGGTCATAAACCGCGATCTTTTCAATTTCAGCCATTGTAATGCAACTCTAGGTTGATGTTGGTCTAAATACAAATTTAATATTCACGCTACCGTAATTTGTTATAATTAATGGAATGAGTTCCTGTGTTATTCGGTGTCTATAAAAAAGTGAATAATCCATTTGCTTGAATGACTTTGTATCTAGCAATGAATAAAACTTCATCTCAAAGGGTTCATACTTTACAACCGTACGAGCTGATTGAAAAGGAACATACGGAAGAAAGATCTCACCAATAATCTTATTCGTCAACGCAGTCGCATCTGTAGACCGTGATTGTGAGGTTGATGAATCAAAAAGGTAATAAACCGGTGATGTTAATTGTTCCGCAATAGGAATGTTTTCACTTAAAATTACAATACTTTCAACAGGGCACATACATGATGAAAACGATTCACATGTTTGAAAGAGTGTGAAATATTGATCCGTAATGGGTTTAGTTGAGGTAGAATCCCAAATCCAATAATTGATAAGTGGAAAGGATCGAGAATTGTTACTCTGTCCTGATGTCATTCTTCTTAAATTAGCCAGTGTGTCTTCGTAAGAGATACATTCACATGGGAAATTATCAAATAAGAACTTAAACGGGGAGTTCGACTCAAACGTCATAAATTCATCACTATATTTACTACCCCATGAAAGACGTTGATATGAAAGATTTGCTACATTTGCATTTGTTTCTCCATCATAAGGTGTTTGATTGGTTGAAAACCCATAATTATCCAAAGTCCAACTCAATAAAAGAGTATGCTCATCGTATGAGAATTTAGGTGCAGCTGTCTTAAACGACGGAGTAGGTCTGAAAAGTGTAGTTGAAAGAGTAGGACCATTAAAATTTAATACCTGAGATGCAAAGTTAAAAAATGAATAAGCAAGGACATTCGTTTCTGTAAAAACGGATAAAGGGTTAGGTAGAGTTGGTAGATTGGTAAATGCAAGTGCTCCTAACTGTTGTGTAGTTGAAAACAATGGAATAGGACCTAAATACATCCAAGAAAGTGATCCACCAATAGGAGGAGGTGCTGACCCACTTGATTGGGTTTGTAGTGATAAAAATGCAGATCCACCTTCTGCTAATGTATCCACAACAACACTTCCGTAACTATATGTCGTAGATGGTGACCATACAAATTGAGTACTTGTAGGTGTTAATTGAGTTAATACAGTTGCATAGGAAGTAAATGCCAACGCCAATTGTGTATTAAGACTTTTAATCTCAAAAATGTTTGGAGACGTAGCATCTGAATAATCCGTAAGTAAATTCTTAATAGATGGATTCACACACCCATTCAAAAATTTGTTAATCTCATACACATTATAATATGTAGTTGAATTTGAATTCACACCGAAATCTTGTTTTGTGATGGGAGGGTTAGGGAGTCTTGATGTTGTATTTTGAGTTTTCCATCTTATGTTTTGATAGGATGAAAAAGACCAATCGACTGTATACGCCCTATCCCATGTAGTAGATGGACGTAAGAGAGTTGGCATACGTGTGGGTGTACCAACACTTAAGTCTGTTGTTGGTTTATATCCAAGAGAACGTAGAAACGCTAATTCATTTACCGAATTATCTAATCGATCATCAATCACAACATCTGCACGGGTATCAAACGTATAAAAATTTGGTGCTAGTTCCATAAGAAAATTAATAGGAGCAAAGATTCTGTTTCCAAGATTTGAAAAGGCTGAATCACCAGAGATAGAAATTGATGCACTTAGAGGTGTTAAATAAAAATTAATAGTCGATGCGTTACCAACTTGTGAAACTCTTCTTGAAATTCTATAATAACCATTCACTTCGGCTGCTATTATTGAAGCGGCTTCGAGTTGAGAGGATGAAAAGGGACCAGTATCATTATAGGCACCACCTATTTGAAGTGTAAGTTTAACAACTGTATTTGTTATCGGGAAATCTTCCGTGAATGAAGTTACATCTATAGTGCCGACATTCATACCTTTAAACCAACCATTATTCATCACATCTCCCGAATTACCACCTAACCCAGGTGTAAATACTGTCTGTAAAACAAGCTCATTACTATTTAAAACAATATTTTGAGTATTTTGCATTATTCTTGGTGGAAAGGCTTGTTCATTTGTTAGAAATTCAATATGTCCACCATCTTTAACTTTTGGGTTAATAACATATCCTCCTGAAAAGAGTGTATTGACTAGTAATGTACCAGTAGCACCCGCGAGTGGTCCAGGTGCTACAGCAGAAAACGCAGAATTAAGAATTACAATGTCGAAAGTTCCTTGTCCAGCAGTTGATGTTGGATTCGTATTATTTATACGATAAGTACCATTTAAAGAAGGAGTTGAAGTAGTTCCTGAGATTACAATCGATTGGTTATTGTATAAAGATGAAGAATTCAATTGAAAGGTAGACGTGAGAGTTAGTGTTATTTGATTTGATCCAGTAGCTCCGACAGTTGCAGACTGGATAGTAAAGGATGGATAATAGTCAACAATCAAAGCAGGAGAAAGCTGATTGGATGGATTTTGTAGCAAATTGTAAGAGATAACATCAAGAACTGTACCATACACTGTAGGAACAACCACAAATGGATTTGCTACATCCGTCATACCAAAGAAACGAACACGATCACCTACAGCAAATCCATCAGTGGAAGCTATAGGAACAACCATAGATGTGGGATATTCAATATTAGATTCAAACATACCACATCCAGAAATCTTTTGAGATACAGATCCAACACACGCTGGTGTAAGACATGTACTTGCAATTTCTGAATGGGTAAAGTTTGAAGTGGTAGGGTTATATCCTTTAAACGCACCATTCCAATAATCAAACAGACTGTTCAAGGTTGTATTTACAGCACTAGCCCCTGAATACCATCCTGCAGGAACTGGTGAGAGTGATCCACCCCCACTCGAAACGGTAACTGTTTTAAAATCTCCTGGTAATACTATAACTTGTTGTTGTGTTCCAGAAGCCCGGATGGATACAGTACCTACTGAACCTGTATTATGAATATAGCATACCGCTGTAGTTGTATTTGTAAAATAAATTATAAGATCACGAGAGTCGCTATATACCCATACTAAATTTTTCCAAGGTGGAGATGAAGTGTCACTCCAAGTGTAAGTATTACCCGTGTATGGATAGAGTAAAACTTGAGTGCTAGGAGTATTCCATGAATATAAGTTTTGAGATATTAACGTTACAGGTTTACTTAATCCATATGCATCCATTAACGTACCAATTGCATTTGAATTGTTTGTAAACGTTTGTAACTGAGTTCCTGTATTTGAAATTGGATCCAAAATTGTTACAGTATCAAACGGAATAGTTGTATCACTCGCAAATTCAATTCCCGAATCCACTAGTAAAGGATCAATACAGGATGAATCCGGGGGAAGAGCAAGCATACTCCCTCTCCATTGAGCTGAAATACCAACCTCATAAATAAGCTCATCAATATCATTCCCCAACTTCACTTGAGGTTGAAAGATAGGAAGCGCTTTTGTTTGAATATCCGCAGACTCAACTGCAATTTCAGCACGAGAGGTTTTACCCACAATTGGTAAAATACGTGTCTGAGAAAAGCCAGCAAAGATACCATGATCTGTAGTTGTATCTTCATTCGAAATATTGACCATATTCGTTGCATAATACACTGGATCTTTTGTGGCTACCATACCCGCACTAATCTGTTGAGCAGATGAACTCCCCATAGCAGTATCAAAGGTTCTCTTCATTTGTGAATTATGCGATACGTTAATAGAGTTACAAAATTGTCAGGAGAGTAACCACTTTGACGAATTAGTGTGATATAATCCTGAATGGATAAATGTTTGTGCAAAATACGACTCGCAATATGACGACCACAAGTATTTTTAGAATCTTGTTGAAGCTTTGTATCATTATAAACTAACTTACCCGGAAAACCCTTAAACACATTATGCAAATTCGGAAGCGTCTGGTCCAAATCTCTCAATTGACCACCAGAAAGCCATTTACGATTCCCATCCACAACCAACCCAAACGAATCAACCACTTCACACCATGCACCTCCATCACGTTTCAACACACAGATCCAATGACCCGTATTATGATCCTCCGTTAAAAACAAAATCACAACATACGGTTGCTGTGTAAAAAGAGTTTCATACGTTTCCTTCTCCAATTCAGGATACGTAAGAATACGAACAGGACCAATGATTTTACGCAAATCCGAATCCGTCAATGCATACTGCTCAATTCGATTCAAATTAGGAACCAAAGAAGCAGCCATTGTACGATTTCTATAAATTAAGCTAGATTAAGGACGATGTCGTTCAATCAAGCTAAATACATAAAACTATCCACACAACCATGGACCGGAAACATTATCAGTAATCCTACAAGCTCACTAACACTCCAATCAGTAAACACACTCAATGAAGTCGTATTAACAGAAGAAGATGGAGACGTACTTGTTAACGGAGTACCTATTTCTGCAGGTTCAGGTGGAGTTACATCCATCACAGCAGATCCAACCAGTATTATCACAGTCACACCAGGATCAACCCCAGGAACCGTCACTATTGGAGCAAATACACCCCCAGGTATTAGTAAAATAAATGCAGGAAACTTTATAGCTCTTTCACCTCCTTCCGGAGTCGGGGATGTAGAAATTTCATCCACGGGGTATGTTCAAGATTTTCAAGTAGATGCATACGGATTTGGTGTAAATAATATTGACGGAAACTATACCACGTTTCCCCCGACAAATTTACAAGCACCAGTAGACCTTGTACATTTTAGCACAAATGCTAACGTTGGTCAAACACAGTCTATCTTCCCAAATTTTGACACACCAGGACTTTATTTACTTGAAATTCAAAGTTTGCCTCCAGGTAACCAAGATTCTTTAAAATACGGTTGTAGTTTCCTTATTAGAGCATACTCACCATTTAATATACAATGTGGTGGTATTCATAACCCAACCGTAGATGACACTGGACATTGTATACGGGTTTATATTGAAGATCCCAGTTATCCAATTATATCTATCTACACTTTCACGCAATATCAACTGGATTTAGATTGTTTAATTTTTAGATTAATATAACTATAATAAAAAGTAAGCATGAATGCTTCAAAATATGTAAAACTCTCTACACAACCATGGTCAGGAAATGGAATAAAACAACCCATCACTTCTTTAACATTTCAAGACAAAACACCAGGCTCTGTTGAATTATCTGTATCCCCACAGACAGCTACACTATTATCAAACGGTCAACCCATTACAGCAGGATCTGGAGTTTTGTCAGTAACCTCAAACTCATCGAATCTTACACTATCATCCAATACAGGTGATAGTATAATAGGATCATCTTTTGTTGGAGGTGGTGTAACATCTATAAAACCCGGGCAAAATGTAAAAACTTCTGGCACAGACGAGATACAAATAAGTGTAAATAGTAATACATTCTTAACTAACATAACAACAAGTAGTCAAGGTTTTCAAATAACAGGCGATACAGTTAAAACCCTCACAACTTCCACAAATTTAGGACAAGCTGTTTCATACGCTGATTATCAAATTAACCTTAGTGAAGGATCTGCAAGCGCAGCTGGGAGTATAGCTGGACAACCACCAGGATTTTACTTGTTTGAGGTAGATTTTAATGATGCTGATAAAAAACAATGGAATCAATCCTATTTAGCAAGATATTCTGGAGGATTGCTGACTATTTCCGGTAGAATGGATATAACCCAACCTGAACTTACAACATTAATAGTACCACGAGTATCTGTTGACAATTTTAATTTTCCAGGAGTACAAGGATTCTATTCATCTTCTATTAGTTTATATAATACTGGAACTAGTTTTGATTCAAACTCTAGAGTGACTTTAAATGTTTTTAGAGTAATCTAAAGATGACAACTAATCAATCTAAATATGTAAAACTCTCTACAACTCCATGGACAGGAAATGGTATCACAAATCCAACCCCTTCGTTAACACTCGACACTTCAGTAAATGATCAATTTTCAGCTACTCTCTCACAATCTAATAGTACTCTTTTGATCAATGGACAACAGATTAACAACACTGCTGGGATAAAAGAAATAATAACAACACTACCTATTACTTCAAATCAAAGCACAGAAAATGTTATTCTTGGAACTAATTTTGCAGACGTTACTTCATTAACAGGATCAGGTGGAATAACAGTTACAGATGCAGCAGGACAGTGTACCGTTACTGCAAATGGAGTTCTAAATATACTCTCTGATCGTCCAGAATATCTTAATACACAGGTTGAAAATTACGTTCTAAATATAGAAAACTATTCAAATCCAGCTACAGTACAAGTTGGTGGATCTTTTCAATTTACTTCAGTTGGAGGTGCTATTCATACTTATATGTGTGATATATCATCATTTCCTGCTGGTCTATATATGGTAGAAGTTAAAGTTCAAAATCAATCTGACGGTCCTATGGATTGTATATTTCTTGTAAGAAAAATGGGCGCTTTTAGTTATGGAGGAGGTACACATGAAATTACCACCTCAAACAAAATGTTTATGATTGCTAGTCCTAATGTTAACAACCCTAATGAAGTTGCTTTTATTATAACTAATCAAATGGCACAAACTGGTACAAATATTAGTATCGACTTTTTTAGAGTCTTTTAGAAACGTTCCCTACTTCTAGATCGATCTCTCTCCCTACCCTTATAACGATCGGATAGACGTCTATGAATACCATTTCGAGTAGCCACACCAAATCCTAAGAGGGCACCTACATTCGTCAATGTTTGAGAAAAGTCAGGAAGCCAATCTGGATTTTTTGCAAGAATCTCTTCTACAGGTTGAACCACCCATGCTTCTAATTGAGGTGTAAGCAAATCATTGACCTTGAGCATACGTCTCACAAATTGCTGACAATTATTCGTAAAAGGATCATACTTAAAGTATTTCTCATCCCCTAAAGACGCACGAGTCTTTTCAAGCATCTCATTCACTGTTAAAGGATATGTAACTTCAACAGGGTAAAATTCAGAATGAGGCACTACATCCGGAGGTGATTCAAGGTGAATCTTTGAAAGCTTCTCAAATAAAAGATCATTATTCGCAATCAAACTTAAATGAAACATAGCATCATACCCACCCGCAGACTTTCCTTCTTCCCAATGTCCACCACTTATAAGTTCAAACGCAGTATCTAACCCCTTTGCAATTGGAGCACGTCTAACTTTAATTGTAGTAATTTGTGTTGTACCATACTTATCTAAAAATGCCTTTGCTTGTGGAGAATATTCAAGTGGAACTAAAGAAGATGTTACTTGTGCAATTCCTTTAAACACATCCTTCGCTGACAACTGCTTCTTTATCTTAAAAAAAGGATCATTCAAAGAGTTAATCTCATACAATTTCTTTGCACCTTCTTTCAAAGTGTCAAACATACAAGACCCTTCATACTTACAATCACACCCTGTATCACAACCACACCCTTTCTGTTCTTTTCCTGAACCCGACACACCCATCACAGTAGGTTCAACACCCTCTTCACGTAAAGCAAGCATTGGATTTATCACTTGACTTTCAATCTCTGCACCAGTACACGTTCTTAAATCTAACCCAGAAAGTTTAGTAAGATAATATAATACTGATAAAGCACACCACGCACAATTTGGACCTGATTGAAGTCTTGTATCAATAAATTCTGTTACTATTGTACGTTTTAATGGTAAAGGGGGAGTTGGGGTACATTCAAGAATAAACGTTTCTAAATCTTTCGACCATTTGTCTTTATCATTCTCACTACGACCCTCAAATAAAAGTCTAGTATCATATGATTCAAAGATAAACAAAGTAGTCTCACCAAGTCTTCCAGGTTGTATCATAAAAGACACTAGATGACCAGTTAATTCACGAATCGGTTTTAAACGATACACACCAATGACAGGTATACCTTCTTTTAGTAAAGTATATAATTCTCTAGGATCAAAAAATGCATAAATCCTACCCAGTAAACGACTTTGTAAGTTTCGATGATACAAAAATAGAAATGTTTTGTTAGTAATATCGTCTACATAAGTATCAGATCGAATTGGCTTTAAAAACGCAAACCTTCCCTCTGTAGGGTTCAATTTTGAACTAAACCATTTATACACATCAAGATTTTGTCCAGGGTTAAATTCAGGTTGTAAGCTTGTAATTGATTTAGGTATATCGTTAAAGATTCTATATTTAGCATCACGAGGATAAGGATATCGAAGTGATTGACCTTCAATCTCTGGTAGTGAATTAACCCCTTCCATTGGTTGCATATCTAAATACTTTAGTCTCTTCTCCCTTCTAACATCCGCTGAAAGATCTGTAACAGAATCAAGCAATGCAGGTGACTTTATAGCTACATCAATTAATCGAGGAGGTAAAGGTTCTCTACTAGGATCTTGTCTATCCATATCACCTATAAATTGATGATGTGAGAAAATAGAAAAAATACAATCACCTTTTAAAAATACTCTTTAAAATTTGTTTAAATTTAACCCACATTTTATGTCCTCGAAGTGAGATCGTGTCTATGGTCATCAGTCCTCGAAGTGATCGGAACTCAGTCCTCGAAGTGTCTATATAATAGAGATTTTTTAAAAAATACAATAAACGGAAGAAATCGATTTTATGTTTCATTGATTCTCTATTATATAGACACTTCGAGGACTGAGTTCCGGACACTTCGAGGACTGATTTTAAACGTATATAAAAACATATTTATAATTACAACAAATAATATTGAATTGATTTTCCTTTTCCATCTTTTACTTTTTGGTGGAGGAGGGGTTTATTTAACCATCGAAGATTGTATTTCTTTTGTCTTCTACACTCGGTTCGAGTACAATAATCCCAGTACCTACAATGTTTTAAACTTCGTCTATGTTTGTAATAGCTTTTTAATTTTATCCAATCGCCACACAAGCATATAATCGTTTCATTTTGAACCATTCTTCTAAAAAATGGATGATTATGAATCACGTAAAAAGATACGAGAAGAAGAACGTGTTCAACAATTAGTGGATGCTTATAGACCATTAATTGCACGAAATGAAGAAAAATTTGATGCTTTAAGACAAGAAAACGCTGAAAATAATAGACTTGCATTACAACGTAGAAATCCTGAAGTGTTTAATAAAAATGTGCAACTAGAAGATATCAATGCAAATCAAGGGCGGAATAACCTTATTGAAGCTAGAATACAATCGGATACAGAATATAGAGAAGCACAAAGAGACATTTTAAAAGCAAGAGCTAAACTAGCAGCTACTCGTGAAGTATCATTAGCAAAGCAGTATGACGACTATGTAAGACCTTTTAGTAACTTAACGTATAAGAGTCTTTTAACTTCTGACGCAAAAAATAGATTAGATTTATGGCAAACAGATACTGAAAAGTATTTACCCTCTTCTGCTCTTTCAGACTTTGGAGTTCAACGTTTGAAAGAACGTTCAGAAAAACTCGCAGAAATGATATTTAAACGAGCAGAATCAGATAGTCGTTCTTCAGATCGATTATTAATTTCATCAGATCGTTTAAAATATCAAGATCTTTATAGAGCTGTATATAACAATGTTTTAAATGTATATGAAGGACCTGACTCAAATACAAGACAAAACCTTAATGTCGGTCAAATTGTATTTTATAAAGCACAAACTTTAGTGGATACAACCCTGGATAAGAAATTTGGTCCATATAGAGGTATTGAATATCCATATCGATATGGGGTAATAACAAGTCTTGAGGATCCTGAAGAAGCTTTAATAACTCCTGTTAATTATAATAGTCTTGGTAAGTTTGTCCCAACGATAGCTGATTATAGTGCATTTGTAAGATATAAATCAATCTTACCAATTCCAAAGTTTGACCAAGTCCAAACAAAACTAATTCTTAAAGATAAAGATTTCTATTCTTCAACGGGTCCATATGAAAAGGTTGTTACTTCAGTACCAGACTTAGATGTATTTGATCGTAAAATTATTATTCCTAAAACTTCACGACAAATGATAGCTGAAGATTCTTTAGCAGCACAGTATTTTTTAAGTGCGGTAGCTGCAAGGAAAGATGAAGTTGTTGGTATAGATAGTGCTGGTAATCCTATTGTAAAAGATAAACCCTTTCCTGTAGATCCTAAAATTTATACACGAGTGGGTGAATATTTGGGTCTTCCAGATCCTAGTATTGTTGGTGAGGTGGAGGATGGACTTCAACGTGATGCAAATTATCAAAAAGCGTTAAGGGAATTTAGGACTCTCCCACGACCACCTGAGGAGATTAAAGTAAAAGGTACTAAACGAGTACGTGATGCAAATTATAAAGAGGTACCTATAGATGACCCTGACTTTATTACAGAAGATGAGGCAGACGATGCAGAAGACAGTGGAGATGCAAAAAGGCAAAAAACCGACGAGTAGTGTAAATTAAATAAAACTGTGTAATATTACCGTGTGTACATACTATAATTTTGCGTCGTCACTCGTCATACCACAATGGAAAATAAGACCACTGTCACACTACCTCAATCTGAAAAGGAATGGTTGGATGCAATTGAATTTAAACAGCCGCAAGAACATGATACTGTTGGATTAGTCAACATGAAACTTGGATATGGATCTTCGTTTCAGTTGATTGGAGAAGACGATGAGCCTGTGTCTGCACGCAGTATCTTAACTCCCTTTGAGTGTCTTACTGTAGAAGACTTTAACTCTAAAGGTAAGGGTCAATTGACACTTCCTGTTTCACTTTCGGTCAAGATTTGGAAGAGTCTTCATTGTTTGGACAAGGTGTTTGATCAGTTCATGTTGACAAATGCTAAGAAGCTTTTTTCTAAGCAAGATGCAGAGTATTTGAAGAAGGATCCATCAAGCATTTTGCTTAAGCACCCAAAGCCATTGGCTCGTTTTACAGCAGACAACTCTCCTGACTACAATAGTATTGTAAGATTCAGGGTTACAGGTCGTGGATCTGAAGTGACCTCCATTGTGTGTTCCAATGGTCGACCTGAGAAGGTTTTGTATAAGGAACTTACAAGTGTCTTGCCAGCAAATGCAACTCGCTTTGCCATGATCAATGGAAATGTTGTGAATGGTCGTAAGTGTATTTCAACTACCATTCGTCGTGACAAGTACGCCAAGGCTGAGCCTAAGACTCGTGTCATTGGACCTGGAGACTTTACTGGAGGTCTTGTTCATTCAGCTCGCTTCAACATTTCTCATTGGTCTTTAGTGAATGGAAGTGCTTCTATCATTCTTCGTATGACGGATATAGTCTTTGAGAATGTAGTCAAGAGTGTAGATGTTCCTAAGGGATTCATCTTACAAAATGAAGGCGCAGAAGAAGAAGAGGAACCTGAAGAAGGTGAAGATGAAGAGGATCCTGAAGTAAAAGAAGTGAAGCCTGAAGTAAAGGAAGTCAAGAGTAAAAAGAGACGATTTGAAGCAGAGTCTTCACAGCTCTTTGAGCCAACACCTGTGTTAAAGAAGGAAAAAGAGTAAATCAAAAAGGTTGGTACTGTGTAAGCGAAGCGAGGGGTAGGATAATCTATTTAAGTATATGTGTTCAACTCCTATCTGTATTTAAGTCTATTTATCTTTTTAAGTTTTGTATCTGTATCTCTTAAGTCTGCTTGTCTTTAAACGATTTCTTCGTATGGTTTTGGAATGATCTCTTTCTTGATTGGATCCCAATATCCGAGTTTGGGTCCTCGAAAGTTCATGTCTGGATCTTCAGATCGTGCGAGTGGTGTAGACTCTAGCCATTTAAAGACTGAACCTGAAGGGGCTAGAATGATGTAGGTTGATAGACCATTCTTGCTGTACCAGACAATGTTTGAGTTCATGACCCAATCACTGACTTGTTCAAGGTGGTCTTGACGTCCAAAGGATAAAGACTCAGAGTCTAAATGCATGTAGACGACTGGTGAAGGAGGTGGAGTGGGTGAATAACATCTCTTTTCATTTTTACGTGATTTCATGAGTTGTTTACCACCCTTGTGCTTGGGTACCTCTTCATCTGAGTCTATGACTGGAATGGGTGAAGGTGGTAGAGGGAGTGCTATACCAACATCTGGTACACCTCCAATCTTGACAGTCTTTGCATCACTCTCATCTTTAGCATCTTTAGCATCTTTATTAAAGATGGAGTCAATGACGAGGTCAGTAAGTGTACTGAAGATGGCCTTCTTTTTTGGATTATAGATACCAATACGTTTTCCTTTGATACATTTGGATGAAGGTTGATACTCAAATGCATGACCCTCTGTGTCAATGACATAGTACTTGTTACCTACAAGCTTGACTCTGTCTACATGAGCTCTTGGTAAAGAGTCATCACACTTATTTGTGGGTGTGGGTGGACAAGGTCCATAAATGACTGACTCGTAGGAACTGCTCATGCTACCACGAAGGGTGCCAATACTACAAATGGGAATGGCAATGTCAGTGTCAGAGTCAAACTCTTCAATGTCTTCGACTGGTTTTCTCTTAGTGGGTCCACGAACAAGATCGAGCTTGCCTTTCTTGGGTCCTACTTGAATAGGAGTGATTGTAGGTAGACTTGAAGGGAGGTCTAAAATCGTTAAAGCCTTACGAGACTCTAAGTGTAGTGTATCGACTAGACGTTGTCTATACTTTTTTGTCTCGTCTACAAGTTCATCAAGACATCCTAGAATGTCTTTCTTGTGAGCCCTGATTTCCTCAAGTGAAAGTTTAGTTAAGTCCATTTTAGTCTGTGTAGAAGAATGATAAGATAGTTAAAAGGGTAAGTATTTTACTTTAAAATAGAAGGGTGTGAATGGCAACCCTACACGACTGCTTTCGATCGGTCTTTCCCACTACAAAAAGTGGGTCTCTCAGTTCCACTCTTCTCAACTACCCTACCAATATAGTTCGGAAGCTTTGATGTAGTGAGTCAAGTCTAGTTGGGGAGAAGTCCACTAGACTCAATGGTCGTCACCCATTGGACTTAAATCTGTCTACTATCATAGGATGGTGGGCCTACATTTTATAAGGGTAGGTTAGAATACACATTTTTACCAACCTCGCAAAAAGTAAAAAAAATAAGACTTAAGTCTTAAATTTTGTTAGGACTTAAAACTTAGTCTTAACTTTGTCTAACTAGGTTAAAAAAAAGTGTTCCAAGAAATTAACTTTTTTTTGTGTCTAACTTAGTGTTTAAATGTGTCTAACTACTTTTTTTGACTAGTCTAACAAGTCTAATCACTTTTTGTGACTATACCTTAAATTTTGCTTCATATGCTCTTTTATTTGTTTGTATGCTTGTACTATCTCCCCAAAGAATATAATAGGATAAAAATCCTGCTCGTTTAGGATCTTGTGTTTGTAGATCTTTTTTATGTCTTTTTCTGTAGTGTTCTCTTTGTTCTTTATTACGAGTCAGTGTATAGTCATCCATACCAGCTGCACCAAATGATGTTTGTGTACCGTCTTTAAACTTTGCTATCCATTTATGCTTTCCATCATTAGCTCGTATTAACTTCATCTGTTAGAATTTGTTGATAGTCTAATTATTACAGTAAGATGTCAGGCTCACGTGTATCTGAAAAGTTAAATTTAAAAGTATTGTTAAATAACATAAAGGCACTGTTAAATGATTATCTAAATCTTCATCCTTTGCCACAGGGTGTTCTTTCAGAAGATGAGGCTGAAGTTCTTTTGTTCAATATACATCAAACTGTGTTTAATTCTTTACCTGCTGAAGTGAGTAGTGATAATGCTTCATCGAGTTGGCATTATGATAAGATTGGGCTTTTTGTGAGGCAATTAAGATCACAATTAAGTATACAACACTAGATTTAACACTTAACACTTAAAACCATTCCTTATCTAATCGTTCTATCCTTTCGTTACACTTTTGTTCATGAAGTTCTTCTAATAAAGTAAACGACTCGTTATATTGCTTTTCAGTTTGACATATATGGTAAGTTACACACCACGAAAGTATAATTAAAAGAGCCTTTGCAAAAATAACAACATAGAACACGAAGAAAACAAACATGGTTAGAACTAAGCCGACAAAATGCACACGGGTACTAAAATCAGCTGATTTGTGTCCACTGACAGAAGGTTTTGAAAATGCGCTGTCTATCAAACCACTTGAGACAGATGTGGTCTCTACCCCTGAGAGTCATAGTTGCTATGAGTACAATGAGTTGAGTAGTACTCCTGAGGAGAGTTTGGAGGCTATTCGGTTCAAGATGCCTTGGGATGATCCTGCTCAGATCAAGTTTCTCAAGTCGATTATGCCAATTTCAGAGGAGACTTTTATTAAGCTTTTTGTTGAGCGCACTGAAGCGGCTTGTAAAGCGGCGGGTGAAGCG